CGAATTCAAGATTCAGGAGCTTATGCTAATGATCCTGATGCACCATACAGATTCTTACCTTGTATGACAGCAGGGTTAGCTTTTTATTTAAGTCAAAAAATAGCACCTGATAGAACACAAGCTTTAAAATTATATTATGAAGATGAATTGTCTCGAGCTTTAGCTGAAGATGGATCAGCAACAAGTTCTTACATAACGCCAAAGGCATACTATCCATCGGTAAGTTAATATGGGAAAATTTGCATCAGGAAATAAAGCAATAGCTATTTCAGATAGATCAGGATTAAGATTTCCTTATGTTGAAATGGTTAAAGAATGGAATGGAATGTGGGTTCATACTTCTGAGTTTGAATCGAAACAACCACAATTAGATCTAGCCGTTATTGGTCCTGATGGAATTGCATTAGAACACCCAAGACCCGAACAACGAAGTAATGTTTCAGTTCCCCGATTACTTCCTGTTAATCCTTTTGAAACTTATTTAGCAGGTAATCCACAAGTTTGGACACACTCACCAAATCATCAAAGAAATGATTCTACTATTGTGCGATTTAGAGGAACTACTCAAGCAAGTACAAGTACAGGAGAATCAGGATGGCCTCCAACTCCAGCTAACGGTGCACCGAGTTATAGTGTTTGTTTAGATGTAGATGGAATTCCAGGTTCTTTTATTTGCCAAGCAGTAGGTCATACAATTCTTGTTGGTAAAAGAGGAGCAGCTTTAAATACAACTTTAGTTAGTGCAATTGATTCTACTCAAACTACAGGAATTAAATTAACTAATGCTACAGCATTTGAGTCAGTAACGACTACTAATTTTTTAAAACAAGCTATATTAATAGGAACAGAGCTTATTCAATATACAACTATTGCTGATGATAATTCATTAGGACAAGTAAGTCCTGAAGCTACAGCAATAAATCCAAACGTTGTAACAAGAGGAGCATTTGGTACAACAGCAGCTTCTCATTCAGCAGGAGCACTTGTTTACTTAATAGAAGATCCTACTAATTATTTTACCTTTGAAAAAATTGGAACTAATGCTACAGTGGGAAGAATAACAGGAGGCGGTTCACCAGTTTCAGCTGGGCCGGTTACAATTACACCATGACATATGATGAATTAGTTGCAAAAATTAAATCTTACTCAGAAGTAGACGATACTGTTTTTACTACTACTGTTGTAAATGGGTTTATATCCGACGCAGAATATAGAATTATGACAGAGGTAGATCTTGACGTTTTCAGAAGAAACGACTACTCTACTCTTACAGTAGGAAATGAATTTTTAACTCTACCTAATGGTATTCTACTTATTAGATGGGTTGAAACTTATCCTGCTGCTAATCCTCAAGATAGAACAGTTTTAATGCAAAAAGACGTTTCTTTTATTGATGAATATACAGGTAGCCGTATTACTCAGGGAACTCCTAAATACTATGGTTATTGGAATGAAACAAAATTGTTATTGGGTCCCACACCAGATACAGCCTTGAATGTTGAGGTTGCATATGTTAAAAGACCTAACACAGCAGATGGAACTAAACTAGATTCATCTAACACTACTACGTATTTAAGCTTAAACGCTCCAAATGCGCTCTTGTATGCCACGATGGTTGAAGCATGCACTTTTTTAAAAGACAAGGACCAGCTCCAAGTATACGAAGGAAGATATGCCCAATCCTTAATGGGATTAGGTATTGAACAACAAGGACGAAGACGAAGAGATGAATATGTGGATGGCGAGATCAGACAAAAATTACGTTCTGTTCCACCAAGCCCATAATAGATAAGGAGAAAATATGGCAAATACGGTAATGACAAGCTTCAAAACAGAATTGCTATCAGGCGATCACGATATCGCAACTGGTGGTGATGCATACTATTTAGCTTTGTACACAAGTGCATCTTCAATTAACAGCGCAACCACTACAGTTTACACTACAGCGAACGAAGTTCCTAATAGTGGAACATATGTAGCGGGTGGATTACAGCTTGCAGGACAAGCAGTATCTGCTTCTGGTACGACTGCAATTGTAGATTTTACAGACAGATCATTTACAAGTGCAACTATCACAGCAAGATATGCATTGATTTATAAATGGAATGCTAGCCCTGGAAGTACAAAAGCTGTTTGTGTATTAGATTTTGGATCTGATCAGACATCTACAAGCGGAACATTTACGATTCAGTTTCCAGCTGCAGGTGCAAGTACTGCTATCATAAGAGTAGCATAGGAGATTAAATGGCTTTTATAACAAACGATCGAGTTAAAGTAACTTCGACGACTAACGGCACAGGTACATTTACTTTAGGTGCTGCGGTCACAGGATTTATAGATTTTAACACTGGTATAGGAAACAGTAATACTACTTACTACACTATTGTTGGTGAAGATGTTTCATCAGAATGGGAAGTAGGTATTGGAACTTATACTCACTCAGGTACAACACTATCAAGAGATACCGTAATTGGTAGTAGTAATGGGGGAGCTAAAACTGTTTTTACTACTGGAACTAAAATTGTTTTTGTTACGTTACCAGCGGACAAAGCAGTAATGAAGGACAGCTCTGGTGATTTAGTTTACGGCGACGGAACAGCAGTTGACGTAGGCGCAAGTAAAGGATTCGCAACAGCAATGGCTATTGCGTTATAATAAGGAAAAAACATGGCACAAAATTTTAGAAGATACACCTCTAACAACGTAGGAACAGTTGCGGCGACTATCGTCACAGCAAATTCATACGATGCGATAGTAGGTATATCTTTGTCGAATGTGCATACTTCTGCAATCAATGTAAGTTGTTATATTAATGACGGAACAAATGACATCTATCTTGTGAAAGATGCTCCACTTCCTGTGGGGTCTTCTTTGCAGGTTTTAGATGGGGGAGCAAAATTAGTGCTCGATGGTACTACTTCAGATGCTCTTAAAGTTATTAGTGATACAGCTTCTTCATGTGATGTATGGGTAAGCGCAGTTGATGCAATTAGTACATAAGGTTAACAATGGCTTATATCGGAAACACACCTGCTGAAGCATATATCAGCATTAGTTCACAGACGTTTACTACCATAAACGGAACGGCTTACACGTTAAGTACGACGGTAACTACTTCTGACGACATTGCGTTATTTTTAAATAACGTTAGACAAAAACCTTCAACATACACAGCAACAGGCACTACTTTAACAATGGGTACAGCTACTACAACAGCTGATGAATTGTTTGTGTCTTTTTAGGAAAAGGAATTCAAACAGTTAACCCCCCTGCTGATTCAGTAGGAACTTCTCAAATTGCAGATGATGCTGTAACAACAGCTAAATTAGATAATCTTGCTGTTACTAATGCTAAAGTTGCAGATGATGCAGTAGGAGTAGATGAATTATCAGCTACTGGAACAGCATCTGCTTCAACTTATTTAAGAGGAGATAACTCTTGGGCAGCGGTAGCTGCAGACACTAATGATAAAGTTAGTGTAAGTGCAGATGATACAACACCAGGATATTTAAATGGCAAGCTAGTTGCAGGAACTAATATTTCATTAACAGAAGGATCAGGCGGCGGTGATGAAACTTTAACCGCAGCATTTACTGGAAATCTTAATGCAAGTGTACTTAATGCAGGTACAGTTGCAACAGCAAGATTAGGAACTGGGACAGCAGACGGAACAACTTTTTTAAGAGGAGACCAAACTTATGCGGCAGCAGGTGGTGGAAAAATTAATCAGTATCAATACACAGTATTAACAGATTATTCTCAATCTTCTACAACTACTGCTACTTGGATTGATGTAACAAATCTTAATGTAAGTATTACACCATCAGCAACTGATTCAGTTATAATTATTCAATATTCATTAGTGTCCTGTAATTCAACAGGAGATTATCCTTTTTCAAGAGTTCAAAGAGATATTGCAGGTGCAGGTTATGGAGATTGGAATTATAATGTAGGTGCGGCTGATGGTAGTATTTATAGAGTATCAGGTCCAATGGGATATACTACTGCAAACGACCAAATTACAGGATCAATGTCTTCTTTATTAAAAGATAGTACACATAATACGACAAGTGCAATTACTTATAAACTTCAATTTGTAAGTGGTGGTGGTACTTTTAAAGTTAATAGATGTGTTAACGCTACAACAGGAGGAGGAGCTTCTAGGTCTTTAAGTTGGATTTCAGCAATGGAGGTATTAGCATAATGGCAAGATTTGATATTATAGACGCAATCGTAGCACTTAATCCAACAGCACAAGTTCGTGTAGATGGAGAGGAAATTATTTGGGATGACGGTAATCCTACTAATATTACTCGTGAACAAATTGACGCAAAAATAATAGAATTAGAAACTGATTACAATAATAATCAATATCAAAGAGATAGAGAAAAAGAATATCCACCAATAGCAGACCAACTCGATGACATTTATCATAATGGAATTGATGCTTGGAAAGCAACAATTAAAACAACAAAGGATAAATATCCTAAATAATTATGGCAAACAGTAAAATAAAATCTAGATCATTAGAAGCTGATGCAGTTGATGCAGCGGCAATAGAGGCAGGAAGCATTACAAATGCTAAAACTTCTTTTACTCCAGGCTTAGTTATTAAAGGCGATGGAGCTTCTGCGGACGGTAAATTAGTTTTAAACTGTTCTCAAAATACTCATGGAGTTTCTATTCAAGGACCTCCACATAGTGCGGCTCAAAGTTATACATTAACTTTACCACAAAGTATTACAAACAATTATTATTTAAAAACAGATGGATCAGGAAATTTAAGTTTTGCTGCTGTCGCTACTTATACTGATGATCTTCCAACTATTGCAAGTCTTACACCTTCAGTTATACCCAATGGGGCAACTGCAGTTGTTATTGCTGGAACTAATTTTGTAAGCATTCCAGTAGTTGAAGCAATTAATTCATCCACAGGAGCTATTACAGTAGCTACTTCAGTTTCATTTACAAGTGCAACTTCTATTACAGCTACCTTTACTTTACCAACAGACGGCACCTATTATGTAAGAGTAGAAAATAATAATGGTTTAGCTGTTCGTACTTCAACAGCTGGCCTAACAGTCAGTGATGATCCAGCTTGGGTAACAGCAGCAGGAACATTAGGAACGTTTGCAGGAGCTTCAGCAGTCGGAACTATTAATTTAGTAGCAACGGACGCGACATCTTTTGCAGTAACAACAGGATCAGTCACAGCAGGTTTAACATTTACTACTGGCGTAGGAACTGCTACTATCACGGGAACACAAACGGCTCATACAACTGCCGCGACAGATTCGTTTTCAGTAACAGCGACAGACGCAGAAGGACAAACAGCAGTTCGTGCTTTTACAATTAGTTACTCATTTGGAGCAACAGGAGGAGCAGGTTTCTGCTAGAATAAAATTATGGCAACATCATATATAACACGAACACCAGGTTCCTCAGGAAATAGAAAAAAATGGACTTTAAGTGGTTGGTATAAATTTAATATGTCAACACTAGCAAGTGGATATTGGGCTAATACTCTTTTCTGCGGTTCTAATGGAACTAACTATATGGAATGTAGTGTAAACAATGCAAGTTTTATGGATTGGGTTCAATCTACTGGTGGTCTAGTTGCAAGAAGAACTACTAACAGAAAGTTTAGGGACCAATCAGCATTTTATCATTTTGTTTGGGTATGGGATAGTGAAAACGCAACACCAGCAGATAGAATGAAAATCTATGTAAATGGTGTTCAGCAAACTTCTTTTAGTGCAACAACTGACCCATCAAGTGGTTTAGATAGTGATTGGAATTTTACTTATCCAATATTTTTAGGTTCAAGTAATGGTGGTTCACCTTACTATAATGGAGTAATGAGCAACGTTCAGTTTGTGGATGGTTCAGCTTTAGCTCCTACAGAATTTGGTCAATTTAATAGTACAGATGGAATGTGGGAAATTAAAACAGATGCTTATGCAACTCCAGGCGCGCAAGGATTTTTTTTAAAAATGGAAGATAGTACAAACTTAGATTTAGATTCATCTACTAACGCACATACATTTTCAACAACAGGAACTTTAATATCTACTAAAGACAATCCTTCAAATAACTTATGTACTAATAATTGGGTAAATCCAACTGTTGATACAACAAACGACAGTATAAAAAATATTGGTAATACAGCTTTAGTTCAACAAGCTTCTTTTAGAAGTGTATTAGGAACGTTAGGTGTTCAAGCAGGAAAATGGTATGCAGAATTTAAACTAAGAACTGCGGCAGGAACATCAAATTATTCAGGAATGGGAATTGTTAATGTAAGTCAATCACCTGAATATGCTTTAGGTTCTGCTACTACTAAAAAGATTGGAGAATATGGAAACACAGTAGGATATTTTTCTGGTGGAGCAGTAATTAGAAATGCGTCAACAGTTCGTACAGACAGTACATTTACAAGTGGAGATATAATTTCTATTGCTATGGATTGTGATAATGGATTTGTGTATTGGGCAAAAAATAATGTGTGGCAAAATAGTGGAGTTCCTACATCAGGTGCAACAGGAACGGGTGGATATAATTTCTTTACTTATTTAGGAACAGGTGGAATTTACGTTATGGGAGTTACAGGAAGGTCAGGTTCTTCTGCTCCTTATTTTGATGTGAATTGGGGTAATGGAGCTTATGCAAATGCAAACTTTGGTTCTCCTAACGCTGATGATAATGGATTTGGTGCTTTTACTTATGCACCGCCAACAGGATTTTTAACAATGTGTACAAAAAATATTTCAACTAATGGATAATTAATATGGCATATATATCTTTTAAACCAACAGATTTTTTTAACCCTAAATTATTTAGTGGAACTGCTTCTGGACAAGCAATTACTGGAGTTGGATTTCAGCCAGATTTTGTCTGGGGTAAATCTGTACTTGTAACAAACAATCATCAACTTATAGATGTTCCAAGAGGAGTTGGAAAAGTTATAGAATCTAATACTGGTGATGCAGAAGCTAGTGACCCAGCTAGTAGTCTTTCTTCATTTGATTCAGATGGTTTTACTTTAGCAGGGGGTAGTGCTTTTAATCCAAGTGGAACTAATAATGTTATCTCTTATAATTGGAAAGCAGGAACATCAACTGGTCTTAGTTTTTCAGCAGGAGATATAACACCTTCAGCTTATTCAATAAACACAACATCAAAAATAGGAATTTATAAATATACAGGACCAGGAACAGTTGGTGGAGATACACTAGCCCATAATTTAGGAGCTACTCCAGAACTTGTAATGGTTAAAAGACTTTCTGTTAGTTATGCTTGGGCAGTTCAACACGCTGATATAACTTCTTCTAAAATATTTAATTTAAATGAAAATTTTGCAGAAGCAACTAATGATGCTTTTCATAATACAGGTGCTACTTCTACTCTTGTTACTTTAGGTTCTAATACTTATACAAATGCAGCAGCAGGATCAAGTATTTATGTTATGTATGCATTTGCCCCAGTTAAGGGGTACTCAGCTTTCGGAACCTATATAGGTAATGCTTCTAATAGTGGACCATTTGTTTATACAGGATTTAGACCAGCTTTTGTACTTTTAAAAAATAGCACAGGTGGAAATGGCTGGGAAATGAGAGATAACAAAAGACCAGGATATAATCTTTCTTCTGGAACTTTAGCACCTAGTTCTTCTGATGCTGAAACAACAGGCGAAGGTATTGATATATTCAGTAATGGTTTTAAATTAAGAGCATCAGGTAATGGTCAAAATGGTGCTAACACATATATCTACATGGCTTTTGCTGAGGCACCGTTTGTGAATAGTAATGGAGTACCTTGTAACGCGAGATAATTATGCTACAAAAAATTAACATACAACCAGGATTTAATAAACAGGTCACAGCAACTGGAGGCG